TACACGAATTTGAAATTCTTTCATAACATCATTAACGTAATCTCAATATGTTCGCTTGCATTCGCTACATGCAAACCGTTCGCTTATGAACTGCTTTATATTTCTATAAAGTTCAGACTATATCTTCATCCTAATAGGATGCTCCCTGTTTCCATTCGCTTGAATGTACTCTCTTTCGAGATAGTCGTTGAACGTTCCTATAAAAAAATAGGCTTCGCTGCTGATTGTCCAATCCTTAACATTGTCACACTTTGGTAGTTAAGGCTCTAAGGAGTTTCCAGCAATTAAAGGAGTTCCAATAATGTATTACTACATTAAAGCCCAGTAAAATTAGGTTATATACGCCAGCTTTTGCGCCTCTCTCCATGATGCCGAAATATTCCTCGGCACTATATCCCATATTGCCAAATAAAGAAGAATACTCTGCGACATTATCAAACATTTCATTACTAAAGTTCAATCCGCGTTGGCCACCTGCAGTAAATAAGTCAAATGCTTTATCTGCAGATATGCCGAACGCTTCCATCATATTGTTAGTGCCTCGAGTGACTTCGTTTACATCAGAATCAAATGTTTTACCTAATAACATTGCTTTAGAAGTAACATTACTAAGTTCACCATTATCAATATTGTGCATATTTTGTTTTACTCGCGCTAGGGAATTTGTTACTTCATCAATATTTTCACCGTACCCTTTGCCGAATACTTCTTTTGCAGCACTTCCGTACACTTCCATTTGTCCAGCCGTTGCGCCAGTTTGGGCTTGTAGCATATCCAAAGAGCTACCCATGTCCAAGATAGTTTTACCAACACTAGCCCCTAATGCCGCAACACCTGCAGCACCCAAAGCAGCCGCGCCAGCCCCAACCGTTTTGAATACCCTTGAAGCACCTTTGCCGAATCGTTCTATTTGATTGCCTACTCTTGTAATACCTCGGCCAAAATCATCTGAACGATCACTGGCACGTCTTAAATTGCTAGAAAAATCACGATCTTGTAATGACAAGACTGCAGATATTACCCTTCTGCCCACTTTCTCACCGCCTTTTTATAAAAGAAAAAAGCTAAAGCATTTGCGCTCTAGCTTTCATTTCCATTTCTTTTTCTTCTAAATGTTTTTCTATGCTAGCCATCATTATAAGCTTTGTATCATAGTCAAGATTAAGAAGATATTCAGGTTTAAAACCACGTTGGATATAGTGATGAAGAAAATAAAAATCATCATCACTATCAATTAGTTTTTTATAGCTTTAACTCCGCCCTTTTTGTATCCTGCAAGTTCGAAACCAATTTCAGACAGCAAAGAGATTTCACCTGGTTCAAAAATTTTAGATACAATATCAGTTGGTAATGTGCAGCCAAATTCCTTTTGTAATTCTTTATCTTTTAAATTTGGTTCCACCATCGTGTTATACACCATATACTCGTCAGCATCCGTATCATTGTTTTCATCCCTAGACATTTTCATGGTATCTATACATAAAGATTTTTCAGGTTTACGCAAGACTACTTCAACGCCCAATCGTTCCACAAGTGCAACCTCTGTGACATCATCCTTCACCTGGTACTTTTCTTTCTCTTTCATCAAGTCCGTTAGTGTTAATCGTTTATTTACCTTTTTAGTCATTTGGATTCCCTCCGATATATGTTTTAGGCTGTAATTCGATCAATGAAATCATAATCAGCAAAGTTAAATGGTAATTCTTCTGTACCTGCCGTTTTTTGTGCAAATTGCATTAACATAAATTCATTAAAAGTAACCTCGTCAATGGTTACTCGTTCCGATCCAAACGCTCCAGGATCAGCTAATTTTCCGACAATATTTACATCAGGCACTATACCTTTTTTTACATCATCAGCAAGTAAGTTTGCACCTCGGCTATATACCTTTTTGACTTTTAATGTTCCCTCACCTGACCAACCAAGCATCTTTTTATGAGTTGCTGGATCTTCGGCCATATTTACATCTTCGTAATCAATGGAAACTTTAGCTTCAAACTCCTCAATGTCGAGCCATTTTTCGTTGTTCACCCATACGCTGCCATATGTGCCATTAATAACGCGATTAGATTTTAATTTACCCATGTGTCAATCCTCCTTAGATTGCAATATCTAAATCTAAGTCCTCCATAGCATCCACAATTTTTACGTTCCCACCTAAAAATACATTTCGCTTGAAGGACATTTCTCTTACTTTTTGGTCGTCCCATTCAGTAGTGTCGGTGCCGATTCCTTCCCATGCCAAACGTTGTTTACGGACATGTACCTCTGCTTTATTCGCAAAGTTAGGATCTAATATTTCTTGATCTCCAAGACCTGCAAAATAAGCATTAATAGACCTGATAAATAGCACCTGATTATCGTAAATATTATTGAGCTTACCCACGTAATACTTATCAAATGTCATGGCAATATCATCTTTAATCATGTCCTGTACTTCCATAATGCGAATTGATTTAAAGTCTTCTGTCTTACTTCCAGTTGTTGTTGTAAGACTGTTCACACCACGGCCAATTTTAATGTTTTCACCGTCATTGATAAGGATAAGTTCACCATCATCAACGGCCTTGTCTGGATCTTCTAGCTCGTTGATTGAATCAACCTCATTCAACTCGAAATAAGTAGATGATCGAGTAAATGGTAAACCTGCCATGATGCCAGCAATACGAGCTGTATATTCTGCAGTTGTGTACTCTTTTTCACCAACTTTAATTCCTGTTGTTGTGAAGTTTATGATTCCTTCATGGTCTGCCTCACAGTTTGGTAATACTGCTTTAAATGTTTTCTTTTGGTTTACGCGCTTTGATTTAATCCAAGAAGCGATATTTGTCGTATCCTTGTCCTCAATCCCTGGAATGGCCAAATAATTAAATCGTTTATTATTTAACCGTGTTAATGCCGCGTTGTAATCAGCTGCAGTTGTTGGCAAACGTTCAACAATAATTTTGCTTGGTGTACCCATAAAAGTTTTCTCAATGTAATCTAAGTTAGCTGGCGACCATCCATCTGTCGGCACTTCTTCAATGCTTTTGTATGTTAATGTGTCCACTGTTTGCACATCATCTTTTAAGATCAATGAAACAATCCCAAGCTGACTACGCTTGATCGCTGTAACGGCTTTACCAATAAACTCTATATTTATTTCAGGTAGGCCCATTCTTTAATCCCCTTCCTCATAATCCATTTCGCCCATAAGCTCAATTGGATGTTTTTCATAGAAATCTTTACCGTTTTTAATTTCATCACCAATATCAACGCCCGAACCAGGTTCACGACCATCAAAGAATTGAAGATCAAATTCAAACTGCAGCACACCATCTATTTCATCAAAATTAGGTTCCGCTATATCCAAATGGCGATCTTCCACAGAAAGTTTAAGATCGAATAAATTACCTAATGCTTCTTGAACATCTAACAATTCAATAGCATTATCATTTTCATCTGTAGGAAAATAAAAAATGCGAACCGTACAAGACTTTTCAACTTGTGTCAAATAGCCCTCACGTTTCACATTATCTAATTGCACTTTGAATGATGGCCGAGTAAAGCCTTCATTTGCTGATTTACTAGAAACATCAATATTAATAAAGTTCGATTGTAATTTCTTGTTTATTGTCGTTTTAATTTGCTTAAAAGTAATCATAGTTTCCTTTTCCTCAACAATTCATCTAGCCATTTCACCGTTTCATTTTCAACGTCACCTGAGGATTCAAATTCACGCATACCCTTATCTAATGGCTTTTTACCTTGCACAAAATCGCCTGTTTTATTGCCATCATGGTCAACCATCCAATGGCCATCTTCGACTAAGTGTGCATGTGGTGACGAATTATAAACGCGGACAACTAATTCACCATGATAACCAACAAAGACTTTTCCTCGTTTCCACTTCTTGTGGTACCCACCTGTTTTCTTTTTTACAAGGCTACGAGATTTCTTAGCTACGGTTGTCCTGGCTTTTGTGCCAATTTTACGCATCAGTTTTGGAGCTTCATTAGGTAAATCTTTCGTTGCTACATCAAATAAATCACGTTGAAAGTCGGTTAAACCGTTCATTTGAATGCTCACTTCAATACCTCCTGGACAAAGATTTCAAGTGTTTCATTCTTAAAATAAGGATTGAGAACATATTTGATTTCAAACTCATGACCCTTATATCTGATACGCATATCTTTTGTAATGTCTTTGCCAGCGTTATATCGAACAATGATTTTATGTGTAACATTCGTTAGGACTGTATCAGCTACTTGTTTTTGTAGCGAGCCAGTTTGTGGAATGATTGCAGCCCATATTTTTTTTACAGGTAGAAACTTATAAATGGTTTCTTCCAATTCATTTTTGGCCTTTTGATTAGTGAGGATTTCAATTCTGTGTCTTAAATCTCCAGGATTCATAATCTCACCTCAAAGTAAATTAATAGAATGCATATCTAAAATGTTTTGAACAACTTTATTTACATTGCTATCCTTCACAGTAAAGACACGATTTTCATACATTTCATTTGAAAGTACAAAAACAACAATAGAAACATCCTCTTTAGTGTCCAGTTGTTCATCTGATAGCCCTGTATAGCCTTTTATATAAGCCTTTACAGCGGATAGGATAAGCGTAAAAGCTGAAAGGACATCTGAATCCGTTTCATCCTCTCGCGCATATTTAGCCAGTTCACTTGGCGTAATTTCACTAACCTGCATCAGTTTTCACCTGCTTTTTCACAACAACTTCCTCTACGTGGCCAGCTTGTAACAAGTCATCTGCCACATTCTTTGGTAGCACTTTAACTTCACCTTTTGACATTGTGACGCTACCCGAAAAGCTTACAAGCGCTTTTACTTTCATTCTGTCACCTCCAATAAAAGAAGCGTAGTGTATAGCCCCTACGCTGATTTCATAACTAATTTAGAGATTTTTTGTTCATTTTCAACTTTTGAATCAATTTCAATCCAACCAACAACACCAATTGCATGTTGAGTAGCATATTTTTCTCGTAGAATTTCAATCGAAACATTCTCAGAAAGTTTTACTGCAAGGCCTGACATATCCCCGTAGTAAATTGCTGTTTTACCTGCTTCCATACCGGACATATTATCCGATGTATAAACATCTTTACCCAGTAAAGTATAGCCCCAACGAGCTGTGGCATCTTTGTTTAATAGATAATTGCCTTGTCCATCTTTCAGTTTTCGAATAGCTTTACGAGTAGTTTTATTCATGATCCAAATGGCATTGCCCTGGAAAGCATCAGGTACTTCTTCTTGAACATCAATTAATTCATCTGCTGTTAATACTGTAGCAGCTGCAGCAGTTACAGATTGCTTTACAGTTGAAAGGCCAGTAATTTTATTTTGAGTACCGTTTAATAATTGGTTTTCAATCCATTTTGCGATTGATTCAGCCATTTTCGCTACAACAAATGATACAAGATCAAATTGAGCATTATTAACGAGTGACTTAGACACTTTACTTAATGCACCTGCTAAGAAGCCTTTTAACTCAATTGAAGTGAATCTTCCACTTGTAGATTCCAATTCCACAAATTCATCTGCATAAGCCATTTCAATTGTTCCTGCAGATTCATCATAATAAGGAATACTTAATGATCCACCGATATTATAACGAGTTGATAATTGATAAATTGGTGAAATATCATATACCTTTTGAATGATCTTGTTGGCAATGCTTGAAGGGATAACAGCACCGTTTGCACCTACAGTTAAATTAACATCTGCTCGTTCTTCCACTAAACCACGAATGTAGTTATCGAAAGCGCGTGTTTCAGCTTCTTCTAGAGTACGTTTTTCAGCTTGTTTAGCAGGTACTTTTTTGTCAAAAGAACGTGCTTCTTCCTCAGCTTTAATAGTTTTATCGATTTTAGAAATCTCTGTTTTGATTTCTTCAAAACGTGTTGATTCTTCATCTGAAAAAGCACGAGTTTCCTCTTTCGCTTTCTTTAATAACCCATCCATTTCATCTAGTAAGTTGTTTCGTTGTTCTACTAGAGTAGGCATTGAACGATATTCAATCACCGGTGTAGCAAGTACATTTTTCATTTCTAATAATTTTTCCATGTTTATTTTCCACCTTTCAATTTTAAAAGCTCAATTTGTTTTTCATACAATGAGTAATCAATATCTTTTTTAGAACGTGTTTCTTCTGAACGATTCTCGATCTCGGCTTTGAAATCTGCACCGCGAGTTTCTGAAATCGTCTGATCTTCTCCGCGAGCTTCAATTGAAGTAGCAACATAAGCTGGCGTTTTATCTAAAATAGACACCTCTAATAGCTCGATGTCTTCTAATGTGCGTTTCTGAATACCGTCTTCTCCGTCTTCCCACGATGGCTTGTTATCAACAAAACCAAATGACCAGCCTTTTAGCTTGCCGTCTTTCGCCTTTTGAATAATTTCTTCATCAGACACATGAGCGATAGCGCGTAACCCGATGTTATCTTCATACAACTGCAAATTACCCTCTTGTAATGATCCAAGCTTACGGTTTTTGTCGTGATTGAATAATAGATCAACGTTTTCAGCTTTATCTAAAGCTCTTTCAAACGTTTTAGCACGAATTTTTTCTTTAAAACGACCTCTTGGTGAAGGTAAAACGCGACTTTCGCGCTCAACAGCATTTACATAGCCATCTAGTAATACTTGATTTTCTCTAATTTCAATCCTCAACTTCTTCACCTCCCTTCTCGGATACCTGGCCACCTTCTGAAATATCAGCCGTTTTATTAGTGTTTGGCGTGTAAATTGTCTTTGTTTTTGGATCATATAAGACATCTTGCAAGCCCAGCTTAATGAAATCTAAACCAAGTGGAGGCTGATCTTCTAAATATCGAACCTCGTCAATCTGCATCCAGCCAGTTTTAATAGCAATTTCATAAGCTTTATAGCGTTTTTCAATGTCACCTTTGATTAGCTCTTTCATATCAAAAGCAAAATAAAAAGACTGCTCTTTTTCCGATGGAAGAAGCAAGTCCTTGTTCAATGCCGTTTCAATTGCTCGAATAATCGGCAGTATGCAATTTTTAATAAAGTTTGTATGCACTTCTTCATTGGCCGAGCCATCCAAAATGCTATCAGGTACTTTAAAGAGTTTATTTATTTCGCTTGAATTGGTCTTTTTGTTTTCATTCAGCTGCATTTCAACCGATGTACTCGATGCCTCTTTGAAATCTAAGCCATTATTTAATACAACAATATTCTCTGTATTGTTCTTGTATAAATTGTTCCAGGCTTCTTTTAATTCCTTAATTGCATCCTTTGACAATCGGCCCAATGACTTTAAGAAACCTTTTTTATTACCGCCAGTTTTAACAAGCGATTCCTCAAAAACAAGCGTGTTGTACGCGACTGATAAAATTTTATTGTGATCTTTTATGATTCCATTACCTGTTACGCCATCCTTTGAATTTCTAGCAATTTTAACAAACTCAAAATCCCGATAATTCACACCGTTAACGGATATATCATAGCTTTTAAATATTGGATCAATACCAACTAACACTGATACATTTCGATTTTCTACATAATGAAGACTTTCAACATTGTTTCTTTTTCTATTGATATATGCGTACCCTGCGCCTTCCAATAGATAATCAGTTACTAGGGCCTTTTTAAACTGGAAGCCGTCTAACGTATCTAGTGTCTCGTCATTAAGTAGAAAAACACGTCTATCATCGTCCACTTCCTCGACTTTACCGCTGGTTTCTTTGTGCAATTTGATAGGTAAAGTTGCAATAATGTCCGAAATTAAATCTACACAGGTGCCAACACTAGGTATACTTAGCGCTTCTTCTTTTGTTAAAACTGCACTTGTTAAACCTGCTTGCAGCAACAATTCATCCATTCCACTTTCGCGAAATTCCTGAACACGTCTATAATCACGCCATTCACGCCACTCTTTTATTAATCCCACAATCTCACCTCCTTAAATGACTTGTGCGCCCCAATCAGCATCAGGATTAAAAATGACATCATGCTGCAGTAAGAAGATTGCATTAATTAGACTTACGACCATATCGACCTTGCCAGTTGATTTTTTCTTATTAACATAAATATTTTTGTTAGTGTCCTCAGTTACTTTTGCATTTTGGAAGTTTTCTTCTAGTAATTCATTTTCAGTGTAGTGAAATTCTTTATCCATAATTTTTTCTCGTAATAGCTTTGTAGCTGGATGTAATACGCTTGAATGCTGTTTTACTTCCACTGTGACTAAACCCTCTTTTTCTAGTTTCTGAGCAGTAGAAAGGCAGTTATAACGGTCATATGCTACGCCCATTACAAACACACTGAATTTTTCTTCTACCTCTAAAATCATTTGTTCAATAAAGCCGTAATCAACAGTCATATCACCACAAGAAAAACACTTCCCTGACTTAATGTGATCGTAGTAATTAATCTTTTCCACTCGGTTTTTATCAGGGATACGCTCAGACGGTACAAACGCGTAGGAATCAGCATATATTTGCATGTCTTCCTCTGTCACCATCGAAAATGAACAGTTATCATTCGTCATGGCCAAGTCTAAACCTAACCAAACTTGACGGCCCGACCAATCGAAATTATCCATTTTACATTTCCGCAAGTCTTCCACATTTACATACGCTTCACCACTATTGGAAGGTAAAAAGTGATTCATATGTTTACAAAGATATTCTTCACGCTCTGAGGGCTTTTCTATGGCTGATTTACGGCTATCTCGTATCTCGTTATAGTTTTCCTCAACTCTCAATGGATTAGCCTGTAATAGCCCTGTATCGTCCCATAAATGCTCGTCCTCAGCATAATAAAGCAGCGCAAACATACGATCATCTTCAATAAATCCATTAAAGACTTTCTTTGCATAGGCCAATTCTTCTAGCATGATCGATTTATCCTCAGCGTAGGCCGTTGTTAATTTAAAACGTAATGGATTTTTAACGTTTAATTGTCCTGATTTCATGGCATTTATATTCTTATAATCTTTAAATGCGCCCACTTCATCAGCGATAAAAGCAGATGGTCGGATTGAGTTATTTCTATTCGCCTCTGCAGTACGCGCCTGGTAAAAACTATTTGTTAAAGTACATACAATTTTTCCACTTAACGTTTTTGGAATCACAAAGTATTTAGCAACGCCTGGGCTGGCCATGATAATTTGTGTCATAGCCTTTTTTACTTCACCTGCAAGCTCACGATCCAAACAAATAGAATAGAACTCTGAATAATCATCCTCTGTAAGCATTAAGATGATTATGATTAAGGCACAAATGAACGTCTTGGCGTTTTTACGTGGAATGAACAATGTAATATCACGGTATCTAAACTTTTCTTTATCGTTTTTAAAGCGCCATCCGAATATATTGACAAGAAAAAAAGCCTGGAATCCTTCCAAGCCCTCTAATATTGTTTTTCCTGCAACACCTAAACCTGTAGCAAAGTTAAGTAATTCTAATAGACCCTCTATCTTTTCTATTTCTTCCATGTCGAAATAGTAATCGAAATCATCTTCATACTGCTTTTCTAAATCCTTTAGGAACCAATTACACTGAATAATGACCTCTTTTGTTGTAATTTCTTTGCCTTTTACAACTCTTTCAGCGTATTTTACTGCCTTTTCGAATATCATTTTTTGCCACCACTCAATACTTTTAACAGTGGATCATCTTCTTCAACTCGAACTTGGAAATTGATATTTCCTAGCTTTGCTCGACTTTGAGGCGATAGGCTTAATTCATTACAGCAACGGAAAAACTCTTTTGAATACTTATCTTTAGCACTCAATAAGTTACGGTCTAAAAGCCTTTCAATATCCCTGTTAATTATTCGTTCAATTTGTTGCACTCGGTCAATGGCTACCGCACAGGTGCTTAGAATATAAATATCGAGATTACCAAGAATCCCGCTTGCTTGTAACTCCTTCACAATGAAATTGAAAATTTTCTTTTGCCTTGCATTCAGGTGTGTAGGAGGCAAGATTTCATCGGCAGCACCTTTTAATTTGTCTTCTGTTTGAGTACGAATTGCGATTTCTTCCTTCGTTAAATTCTTGCTCATTGTTTTCACACTTTTTGACGGTCTAGCCAATTTCCTCACCTCCTTAAAAATTTTCATTTAGGGAATTTTTTTAGAGCAAATGGGGGCAGTCGGTGTACCGTAATTTCACGATTTTTCACCGAATACCAGGGGGGTACTCTCCAAAATAATATTTATTAATTCTTTTGCAGGTATTGTTCCCTTCTCTGCCAGCTCATGGTGATAACGACATAAAGATATAAGGTTGTCATCCTCAAGCCTCTTGTCCCAGGCATTAGCTATAGGCTCTATGTGATGCACCTCTAAGTCTGTAAAGTTATATTGCATCTGAGTATTGTATAAGTTTCGTAAGCATACCTGGCACAGATGTTTGTCACGATCAGCAATGTGCGCTCGCTTATTCTTCCATGCCCTTGACCATCTGAATCTATCAATGTATGTGGTCTGCTTTGTAGCTACTGGCTTAGATGCACACCGTTGTCCACGCTTATGAATACCACCACAGTACGTACAACTCTTTAGCATCCTTCCTCAACTTCTTGCATCAACTCGCCATTTGATTCATAACGCTTAACCTCTACAAATTCATTACCTTGTAACACCATTTCAACAATCGCTACATCATCTGTTGAATCGCATTCTTTACCTGCATCAATCGCACCTTTTAGCGTTGTAAAGAATCGACCTTCTGTTGATGTCCAATTGCTTAATGCGAATATATTATTGATATTGATTGTTGCGTTTATGTTTGCCATTGCTTTTGAGCTCCTTTCAGGTTTATCGATCTTTACTCTTTGAGACAAAACAGGCCCTTTGCATTTCGGGCAAGGAATTCCTTCTTTTAACTTGTGAGTTGTTTCTTCAAAATCACATTCTTTTGACATGCAGTAGAATCTAGTTAAAGGTGCTTTCATTTTCAATTGCTCCTTTCAATGACATAATAAAAAGCTACGCCCTTTCAGAACGATAAACCCAAAACAGGAAGTTTGCTGTCAACAAACAAAATACTAAGTCTACAAAGATCCAATCAATAAATGTACCTAAATACACTTGAAACAAAAGAGAAATTGACCAGGTAATCAAGTAAAACACCACAAAGATTGTTTTCAATTGAATCAATCCTTTCAAATGCATAATAAAAAGCCACACCATGTTTAGATGTGACCTATCGCTTGTTTCTGACATACACGTACAAGCGAACGTGTTTATTTTGTAATGCTAATTTTGTTAACGTATTTCCGTACGCTTATGTTAATATTTTATTTCTCTAACTATAAAACCATAATCAATCAACATATTTCTAATCCTCATAAACTCTCTTCTAAAGAAGTCTCTTGAATAAGTTATACGATTATCTAAAAACCTTCCATCACTAAAATCTTCGGGCTTCTTCATGTTTAAAGGTTCACCATCTGATAATGCTAATTTCACACAATGGGCTAAAGTTTTTCCTGTTCTTCTTCCACTCAATAAATTCCCTTTATCCAGTAAGTAATTAACTTGATGATCATAAAGCTTTAATCCTAATGCTTTTTCTATATGAGGAATAACCATCATTGTAATTTTCAAAACATTACTCCTTTCTTGATTAAGAGATCTACCCTAGCAAAATGTATTTGCTAGTTAGTTTTCTTTATTGTTTTCTTTATTGTTTTCTTTAGAGATTTTGCATATATAGAAGAAACTCGTTTAGGTGTACCCTAATTAGAGTACAGTTGTGTACCCTAATTAGAGTACAGTAGTGTGCCCTAATTAGAGTACAGCAAAGGTGTAGCCTAATTAGAGTACAGTCAATGTCATGACAATAAAAAAGGAATCAACTAAGGTCTCCCTTAATCAATTCCCGATGATATTAATTTAACATGTATAAAACCAAATGCTTTAAAAGGCTTTTTAAATATTTTAAAATTCTTTTTCAAATATTTTTTATATTGTACGTGCAATGTTTAAGTCCAAAGCTAATTTGTAAAAGGCTTTCCAACGAATTTTATCATAAGTAGGTGGTGAAATAGGCGGTTGAAACTTAAAACAATAGACTTTCATATCTGTTAAGTATTCGGCATCATCAGCCATGTATCTTGTTTCAATCAAAAATCTTTCCATTGGTGGCAACCTTTTTACAGCACGTTCTACACGCTCGCAATATTTACGTCTTTCACTCTTTTCATCAACGTTGTAAATAGCTACTGAGCCTGTTTGATCACTCGTTAAATTGCCCTTTCCTCCACCAATGTCATTAAGTTGTGAAGTAGTTGCAGCTTCTTTTTCTTCAAATGTTAAGTGCTTAAAAATGCGATATTTTTCTAATTCATGCTCTACAGCTGCTTGCGTTGCTTTTCTATCTAATTCAGGTAATTCAAAGGCCAAAGTCGTTCCTCCTTCTGTTCAAAAGGAATGCCCTAGAATTAACTAGGGCAGTTTAATTAATCTAGTAGATCGTCCTCATTTTCTTTTTGAGCTACATCATCCATGTTCATTTGCCCTTCTACTTCTGTAGTTCCGTCACCATTTACATTATATTTAAGGCCCTCGTGAGCTTCTTCATCATCCATATCCTCAATACTCATTTGGCTTTGTTCAAGAAGTAATTTAATGTTAAAGCCAGCCTTTGGATATAGTTTAATAGTCTTTTCTTCACTATCGCCTTTAGCTTCAAATTTGAGTACAACTTTCTTGCTATCGCGTTGAATAGACTTAAATTCTGCAGAAAGCTTAACATCACCAATTTCAATTATTACAATGCTGCCTGCCATGCCAATTAATTCTGATTTATATTTAACATCATCACCCAGGATATGAAACTCTAAAATTTCTTTTTTATCATCCTTTTGTATCTTTTTAAATAAAACGTCTAATTCTACTTTAGGCATTTTTTACACTCTCCATTTCAATTGTTTTATTTCCTAATATCGATTTAACTACTTCTGCTTGATAGACAGGACAACCAATAAAATCAGGTCTATTAAACTGGTACATGATTCTTGCAATTTGAGCCAAAATATATGCATCTACAACGTTGTCACTTTTATGCGAAAAGCCATAGTGATCTATTACAGCTTTCATAATTGCTTTTTTCTTTTCTGCACCTGTAAGACGCTTCTTATTCCCAACTTCACCTGTGAAGCCTGTTACACCTACAAATTTCTTAACAGCATTAGGAGCAACTTCGTAGTATGTAAATCCTCGTCTAGTTAGTGACATTCTCATGCCCCAACCAATCCCACCAAGCTGTATGCCTTGCTGTGTTGCAAATCCGAATCCCTCAATTGTAATGATGTCACCCTTTTGCATGTGGGCCATAACTTCGTCAATAAGGGTAATCATTCGATAAGGATCTTTATCACCTATGCCAGTTAATTCTTTGGCTCTAAGCACCTGGCCACTTTCATCAAGTGCGACAAATCCCGTTTTAGTAGATGGATCTAAACCGATGAATCTCATAATGATCCTCCAAATCTTTTATCAATTGACTTTACGAAAATCTACTGTTTCAGAATAATAGCCGTTCGATTCACCAACCCAACGTAAAGTAACATAACCATTAATAGTAGCGAACTTATAGAATGTCCAAGTTGCACTATCGTAATTGTCGCTTTCAGGTGGACTTTCTATTATTTCCTCAGCCATCAATAATGGATTGCCTATTAAATCTTCTAAATCCCCGACAGTTTCTTCTAACCAAACACTTTCGCAACAATCTTGTTCATGATACATCTTGAATTTATCTCCTTCGGCTGTTAGGAAATAAAGTTCATCATTGTCAACCTGTTCTATTGAGATAAGTGTTTTGTTTAATAAAATTTCTACTGATTCCATTTTCTTGTCCCCTTTCTTTTTACAATATCTTTCAAAAACGATGCCTTTCACGCATTAATTCGATTTCACCATTAATTTTTGACAACAAAGCTTGCTCACTTTTCATATCATTTTCAGTGATACTTTCACGCTTTAAATATTGCTGTAGCGCATGCTTTATCGTTTGTAGATTTTTATAAGATAACTTAGGAAATGAACTGCCCAATTTTCATTCCTCCATTTCAACTTCTCAAAAAACTTCTATAACTCATACATTATTTTTGCATTCAATCATTCTAGAAATCCGCGAAAACCCATTTACAGCTAGTCCAATTACAAAAAGTCCAGCTAGTAAAGTTTGATCGAATTTTCCCAAACAAATATCATAGGCCCATAGAAGGTAAAGATCGTAAGATAAACTTGTAGCAACTACTAAGTAGAATATTGCCCATAGTAAGTTTTTTATCATTTTTCATTTACCTCCTTATGGATTTCTGCTAAAGCGTGAAATATATTTTGTTTAGTAGATGTCATTAATTCAAAAACTTTATGTGGTGTGTGCCCTTCATCTTCAACTAACCTAGCCATACCTGCTACAATCATTTGCAATCCTAAACTTGAATATAATTTCTTTTCAAATTCTTGGGTATTCATAACTCATTCACCTCTCTTAGCCTTATAACTTACTGTTTATCCAATTCAATAAACTTTTGTTTCCACCCCATGAATAGCAATTTAAACTCATTCATGCCTATGTCTCGACCTTTTGCAAAGAATTGTTGAATGACTTTGCCTTGTTGCATTTTGTCGGCTGGATCATGCCATAAAAACTCAACAACGTCTGCGTCTTGTTCAATGGATGATGATTCTTTTAAGTGTGATAGCTGAGGCTTTTTAACATTGTCACTTTCCCTGGTCATTTGCGATAACATCATGAAGCAACAATTCATGTCCCTAGCTATTTGCTTGGCGGTAGTCGTTACATTTCCGATTGCTTGCGCCCTAGTCTCATTTTTACGTTGAGGAATGCTCATAATTTGCAAGTAATCAACCGCGATCATGGCAATTTGCCCATAGCGTTTTTTAAAACGTCTTGCCGTTGCTCTCACTTCCTCTATCGTGACACCACTGGAATCCTGTACGAAAATAGGCAACTTCTCCAACTCTTTATACGCGTACTCAATCGTGCCTAATTCTTCTACTTTAAGTTCTTTATTTTTTATGCGGCCATAAGCTATTCCTGTTGAATTTGCTATCATACGATCATACAGCTGATATTTGTCCATTTCCTGACTAAAAACAATCACTGGTCCACTTTTGGCAACTCCCATAATTCTTTGAAGAAGCATAGCCGTTTTACCAACACTAGGACGTCCAGCACTAACAAACAACCACCCTCTCCAAAGACCATGCGCCCACTTGTCGTATAGATTAAATCCAGTAGGAATAAATTCAGCTCGTTTTAAAAGATGTTCAAAATATCCTTGCCGTGTATCCTTCAAACTTTGCATTTTTCCATCATCTTCGGGCCTTACTTCTGAGGCTAATCTTTCGATTTCTGCAAAATAATCATCATCTGTTTCATAATCTTCATGTACAAGATTCATAATTTTTTGCCCTACATCTGTCCCACGTCTTCGAATAGCTCTTGAACGGACAATATTTGCATAGTGGACAACATTCGATGCTGTAGGACAAGAAACAGCTAATTCAGTTAAGTATGAAATACTTACTTCGTCCATCTTGTTATGCTGCATATACAGCTCAATAACCGTTGTAATGTCTATAGGTTGATTTCTATCATCCAACCATTTCATTACTCTAAAAATCTGTTGGTGACGCGCACTAATGAAGTCTCTTGATTCTAAAAAAACAATGTCATTAATTACATCAGGTTCAAGAAATATAGCACCCAAGACGGACATTTCTGCATCTAGTTCGTAATCAGTTGCTCCAATCAAAGCCATTTGGATCATTCCCATCTTGTACCCAACGCTGGAACTCTATTTCTTTATCTCTCGGATCATATTGTGGCTTTTGTTTTGGCTGAACAGGTTTCTTTTCAGCACTCATTTTTATCGCTAGTTCTACAAACTTATCTCGAAGCTTTTTCGCTGATAAAACATTGGTGCGCCAAAATGAATCCTGTGTTACCCAATCCATAACTTGTTTGGCCAAGTGCTTATCCACTTGATCTATTTCAATTAGCTTTCGCATATCATCGGCCCAAGTTTGCATATTGGATTTTTTAATTAAATGAGATATACCTGCTTCGTTTGCAACGGCAGCAACTTTTTCGTGAAAATAGACTGCCATTTTGAAATAAGTATTTTCTTCATCGTATTTTAATTTTTTTACTTGTTTAGTTTGTTCAGGGATTTCAGGATCTACCTCTTTAGATGGCATCTGTTCATCCCACTCTTCATAGTTTTTATTAACCCCCATCTTTCTCGCTCCTTTCGAACCAATTCCAATAACTGAGACTATGTTTCTATCAATCAATGCCATTAGTTCTCTATTCGTTTGAGTTCTGCTCGCATTGATTACTTTTGCTAAAAAATTAATTGACATTTCATTGGTTGTACGCTGATAGCCATACGTATATCTCCAAATGGCCAACAACAAACGGAATTGTGTGCCATTGAGATTAAGCTTCATGATTTCTTCAAGGATTTCATTGGCAATCCGTGTATGCCCATTTTTGAGTTGTGGACTTGCCATGATCACTCACCCTATTCATGCTTTCAATTGACTGTGGATGTACTTACTAATTTCTTGTGCGATTGTTTCAATGTCCTGACGTTTATCTTCACCCTGGTAAGGTCTGCTTAGCCAGTCATCGATAATATTTGCAATAGCTACTGAAATATTTTGTAGTTTCATGATTTCGATTTGTCGTTTCAGCTCGGCATTTTCTTTTTGCAACAATTCAAAAGCAGCTAAAACCAAAGTATAAGGATGCATTAAATGACCTCCAATTCGTAGTGACTGCCTGCCTCGTACCCTTTTTTTAATAACTCCCTTTTAACGGTCATTTCTGCAAGCGTAGGAAGGTTGTTCTTGCTACTTAAATGTGTAAGATATATTCGCTCGCCTTTACCCCTTACAAGCTCTCTAAGGGCTGTTGCCGTTTGTTCATTTGATAAGTGGCCAACGTGACTCAATATCCTCGCCTTAACGCTGTTAGGATAATCAGACGCTTCAACCATTCGTGGTTCGTGGTTGGCTTCAATAATATAAATATTCGAACCTTGCATGTGCTGCAGCATTTCTTTATCCACCTTGCCAGTGTCTAAGCAGATAGAAATTTTAAAATTGTCTAATGTCCTTACAACATATCCCCTTGGATCGATTGCATCATGATGAACATTAAAGTCATTTACTATAAAGTGGCCACAACCAAAAATACCTCCAACCCCTATTGGCCTTATTAATTCGTCTTCAACGGTATTGATGTTTTTCCATTCGCGCTCTCCAGCATAAACAGGAATTTTATATTTATTGGCCAATGGCAGCCCTTTAATATGATCGCTATGTGCATGTGTAACAAAGATTGCTTTAACGTTATTAGGTGTTATACCTACTTCCAGTAGCCGTTTCTCTATTTTTGTTTTAGCAATGCCTGCATCGATTAGAATGGTAGTTTCATTGGTTGTTAAAGCTATACAGTTTCCACTTGAACCACTTGCTAAGATGTCAACTTTCATAAGCTACTCACCACGTTCAATGCGTAATTTAATTTATCTAAATTGTTCTTTATCTGATTTATTTCACGATCCATCTTGTTCTTTTCGTTTTCTAATTGATGTTTTTTGATGATTAACAATAGAAGTGGATCAGTTATTTTTTTGAAATCTGATTCATCCCACCAACAAGATCCACCGCCACCTGTTATTTTTGCTGTTTTTTGGTCAATAATTTTATAGCTTATTTCATACACCCATCCTCTAGGTTCAACAAAGCTACGTGATTTTATTTCAACAACATTTGTAATGAGTTTTTCTTTTTCATATGGACACTTGTGAACAAATTCTCCAATATGAAAAACTGCACCTGGTATTTCGTTCTTTAAACACCCATTGATATGGTCGATTTGATCTTTGATTAATTTGAAATTATCTTTAAATTGTTCTTCCATAAAATTGTCATTATTCAACCAGTTATGAAGTTTTTTAGTAATTTCAAATGCATAATTGATAACTTCTTTGTCCATCATTTCCCCTCCAATTCCTTATGGCACCGTGAGCATATTTCTCGCCCACGGTACAAGTTGTATTCATTTTCATTCATTTCTCGCCCACACAGCTTACAATCCTTATTTCTCTCATAAACTATTGTTTGTGGTAGTTTCATAGTTTTTACTCTAGTAAATCATCATTACTTTGTTGTGAAGCTAGCATTTCAATATTCATATTTAGT